TACCATTTTTCTGCTGTGCGTTTTTTGATATCTTTTTGAGCTCTGATAGCATTCATAAGACGAATGATTCTGCTTTTCTTTTCACCTGGGCGAGAATAGTTATTCTTTTGTAACCAAGTTTTGTCTCTTTCAAGTTCTTGTGCAAACTGCTCGCCTAATAGTTTTTCTAAATACGACAAGTCGTCGTCACTCAATTCTTGTATCTTCCGTGAAACCATTCTGTCTGTCTCTCCATGCTTGTTCGAACTGTTCTTCATAGTCATACAAAGGTGCGCCGTTACTTCCATCGATCCATAGTCGACGAAAGTATCCGTTGTAACTTTCTATTACTGTTTGAGGTGATGCGTCGAGGTGGCCTTTAACCATATAGAATATTCTGTATTCTTCTTTAAGGTCGTTTCTCAACATACTGTATTTACAAAAATGTTACAATAGAGCGCTAACATCATTGAAAATCTTGTAATATAAAATGACCATCTCTTGTACGCAAATCTAAATTGAATTTATGTTGTAGATAAATTGCAAATTCATTATCAGGAAGAGCAAAAACATATTTTGGAATATAATTTCCTTGCTCAATAAATGTCTCCATTTCTTCCCAAAATTCTTTTTGCGGATTGCTAATTGCACATTGAGCTGTGCTTTCGCAAACAAATAATTCACTTCTTCCAAATCTTTTATGTAGCATTATCTAAATACCTTTCAAACACTTCGACTAATTGTAGATCTTTCATATCAGCACTTAGCAAAAGTTCATCGTTTTTAATATATTCTGCATCTGTAATGTTTAATCTCATAGCAATATCATGCTCTCTGATCACATCGCCATATAAATTTGCTGCCCAAACTTGACTTATAATTACTAAATCTGTAGCAATATCGTCATCTAAATCCCATTTTTGTACATAATCTATAGCTGCTTGTCTTGCTTTAAAATAAGTTGTTGCTTTATGTCCTAGTTGATTAAGATAATTTTGATTCATACGTCTAATTTCTGTTGTTGTAATTCCTTGCGTCTTGCGACAATTAATTTGCTCATATCTTGTAATGCCATACGTGCTCTTTGTGCGGCAATTTTTTTGCCGAACTTTTCAAAATCTTCTGTTTCTTTCATGTATGTTTGGAAAAGAGATAACATCTCTTCATGAAGTTCTGTCATTAAGTACCGTTTGCGTAAACGTTTGGTGATCCGGTTGAAATTGAATGTGTTTGACTAGTACCGTCTCCGTCATAATGATCGCCTATACGTCCTATTTCTAAGTTGTTGGCAAAAACATTTGGAGAATATGTATCTAGTGGTGGAGAATGATTGGTTGGACTTGCAACACAAGGATCTCCATGAGGATGAGATACCATTTTGTCACCTTTGCGTACAACACCTATGCTGTTGGCAAATACATCCGAGCTGCCTTCATTACTTGATTGTGTCGTATCAGTGTTCCAGTTCCATCTGATTGCTGTTCCAAAGGAGTCAAATGCACAAGCACTACCTCTGCTACCATCTGTGCAACTTACACTGCTACTTCCATTTTTCCAAGCAACTGCTGGCATTATATTGTTAATCCTGTTGTACTTTGAGTATATTGACTTGCCATATCTTTTTCCGTTTTAGCAATCATCAACACTGCACTTTTATTTATAGACATATCACTCTCTGGACTGACTGTAAATACCCAAGGACCTAATCCAACTCCTTGCCCGTGTGCCATAAGAGCTAACGGTTTTTTAATTTTTACAATCTTATCGTTTTCTTCAACCATTCTAGCAACAATTTCTTCGCCTGCGGTTGTTTTAATGGTGATAGTATCACCAGCTTTATAAGGTGTTTCAATAATCATAAACTGTGGCCTGTTCCTGTATAACCTGTATTTTCTATATAACTTACCATTTGTTCATAACCGCCAATCTTTTGGCCATTAATTACAATTTGCGGAAAGGTTCTTGCTTCTGGAAATTCTGCTAACACTGCTTCGCGTGTAAAGTCTTTACCTAATTCTAAATATTCAAATTGGTAATTGTATTTTTCACAAAGTGCTTTTGCTTTTGTGCATGATGGACATGCAGGCTTACCCCAAATATGTATCATAGTGAAAATCCTTTCAGTTTGTTTTTGTCAACATCTTGTTTGATGCCGCCAATAATATACGATTCTACTTCTGTTTCTTGTGGTGCAACTTGCAAACCTGAGCTTGATAACCAATGTTGTGTCCACGGTAGTGGATTTGTGTTAACTGGTGCATCAAAAATTGCATCAAATCCTAATGCTTTGAGCCTACGATTAGCAATGTATTCCACATACTGGTGCAATAGTTTTGTATTCAAACCAATCATGCTACCATCTTTGAACAAATACTCTGCCCAATCTTTTTCTTCAGCGACACATTCACGCCATAGGTCGTAAACTTCTTGTTCGCAATCTTTTGCAATTTTAGCCATTTCTGGATCGTCTTTACCTTGTGCCCAAAGTTTAAGAACGTGTGTGCTAAGTGCCAAATGCTGTGCTTCATCCCTAGCGATAAGTGAAATAATCTTAGCACTACCTTCCATTAGCTTTAGTTCTCCAAAGCCAAAGGTGCAAGCAAATGACACATAGAAACGCAAACCTTCTAGAATATTTACTGTCATCATTGCAAGATACATTTTCTTTTTAACATCATACATTGTACCTTCACCACGATGAAAATAAGCATCAGAGGCTTCATTAAATGCATCATAATGTTTTGTCACTGATTCGGCACGAGCAATAATCTTTTCATCGTCAAGGATAGTATCAAATACTTCACTTGGATCTGGATACACGTTTTTCATAATATGTGTGTACGAACGTGAATGAATAGTTTCAAAGAAATCCCAAGTAACAATACAACCTTCTAGCTCAGGTAGTGAAACGTGCGGCAAAAATGCTAGGCACGGACCACGTCCTTGTACACTATCTAGCAGTGTTTGATACTTTAGGTTAGCAGTAAAGATATGTTTCTGCTCTGGGCGAAAGTTTGCGAAGTCTGCTCTATCTTTCTGAAGGCTAACTTCTTCCGGACGCCAAAAATATCCAAGCATTGTTTGGTTTAATTTGTCAAACACAGGAAACTTAAATGTGTCGTATCTCTGTGTGTTTTGATCTGCACCAAAAAACATTGTTTCTTTGGTGAAATCTACTTTTTCTTTATTAAAAACTGTCTTTGACATTATTCTTCCTCTTTGTTTCTTAAATTATAATTGGATCTGGACTATTTGTCAATATCATATTGCACACGCCTCACACATTTCGTCATCGCTGTCTAATTCGGTACCATTGATTTGTTGTGGTAGTTCTACTGGTTTTTCTTCTTCTATCTCACTTGGATCTGTTTTGTAATCATAAGTGTTTTGATAGTAGCTAGTTTTCCATCCTAGTTTGTACGTCATTAACAAGTCATTAATCATTTGACTCATTGGTACTTCGTTGTCTGGATATTGTGTAGGATTATATGACCAGTTGCCGCTAATGGCTTGGTCAAAGAACTTTTGCATAACTGCAACAACATTAATATAGCCTTCATTACTTGGCATCTCCCAAAGCAATGTGTAATATTGTTTTAGACTTTGGTATTGTGGAACAATCTGCTTAAGAGGCCCTTTTTTGGACTTCTTAACGGACAGGTAGCCGCGTGGTGGTTCGATTCCGTTAGTGGCGTTCGACACAACGGAACTGCTTTCTGATGGCATTTGAGCGGACAATGTTGAGTGACGGAGCCCGTGTTCTCTAATGTCATTGCGTAAACTATCCCAATCATAATTTAATTTATTCTCTACTATACTGTCCACATCGTTCTTATATGTATCAATAGGAAGGATGCCGTCACTGTATTTAGTGCGGTTAAAGTACTCACACGCACCTCGCTCCTGCGCTAAATTGTTGCTGGCTTTGAGCAAGTAGTATTGGAACGCTTCTGTCAAGTCGTGTACCAGTTTCCACGCTTCTGAATCACTGTACTGTACTTTGTTTTTAGCAAGATAATGTGCAAGACCAATATAACCAATACCAAGACTACGACGAGCTTTTGTTGATTTCTCAGCTGCTAATATCGGATATCGTTGATAGTCAATAATTTCTTCTAGAGCACGAACAGCTAAATCACACAACTCCTCTAAATCGTCAAGATCTTTAATTGCACCTACGTTAATTGCGCTTAAAATACAAAGAGCAATTTCGCCTTCTGGATCATCAATATGCTGTAGAGGTTTGGTTGGTAAAGTAATTTCTTGGCACAAATTACTCATATAAACTGTGTCTTTAAATGAACTATGGCTGTTAGCATGATCTACGTTCATAATGTAAATGCGTCCAGTTTCAGCACGTTCTTTAATCAAGTCACTGAATAACTCCATAGCAGAAATTTTCTTTTTCTTGATGCTTGTAGCACGTTCGTATTTTTCATAAAGTTCTTTGAACTTGTCTTGATCACTATAAAACGCTTCATAAAGTCCTGGTACATCGTGCGGAGAGAAAAGAGTAATTTCTCCATCTCCAAGAAGACGCTCGTACATTAATTTGTTAAGTTGTATTGAATAATCTAGTTTACGCACACGGTTGTCTTCTGTACCTTTGTTGTTCTTTAGTACAAGGATGTCTTCAATCTCTTGATGCCAGAACGGGAAGTGTACAGTAGCACTACCACCACGTACACCATTTTGTGTACAGCAACGAACAGTGCTTTCAAACTTCTTAAGGAACGGAATAATGCCTGTGTGTGCTACTTCGCCGCCACGAATCTTTGAGTTTACTCCGCGGATTCGTCCTGCGTTGATTCCGATTCCTGCTCTTTGCGCAGTATAGCGTCCAATAGACATATCGCTGGCAAAGATGCTATCAAGGGTATCGTCGCTATCAACAAGGACACATGAAGCAAACTGTCGCACTGGCGTTCTGACTCCAGCCATGACTGGCGTTGGGATATTGATTCTAAAAAGGGAGGTCGCATCGTAGTATCTCCTTACATAATGCATACGTGTTTCTTTTGGATATTGTGCAAACAAAGTTGCTGCAATCATCATATACATAAATTGAGGAGTTTCGTATATTTCATTACTACTTCTATCTTGACAAAGATATTTGTCAACAACTTGACGTAATCCTGCATAGGTAAAGTTTTCATCACGTTTGTGATGAATGTAACTGTCTAAACGATCTATTTCTTCTTCACTGTACCATTCAAGAATCTCGCCATCGTAAACACCACGTTCGATATTTAGTTTAATCATTTCACCCAAAGAAATTGGTTCATATTCGCCAAAAACTTGTTTGTTAAGACCATAGCTTAATAATCTTGCTGCTGCGAATTGATAATTAGGTGCGTCTAAGGAAATTAAATCATTTGCGCTTCTTACTAAAATTTCTTGTATTTCGGCAGTGCTCATTCCATCATAAAATTGTAAATTAGCATTCATTTCAATTTGCGAACTGCTTACGCCTGCTAAATTTTTACAGGCTTCCTCAACAACAAAATGTATCTTGTCTATGTTGAGAGATTCTTTAGTACCGTCACGCTTGACGATCATCGTTCCGTTAGACATATTCTCTCCTATGTTTTTCTTTTTGGTTTATTATTTAGTTAGTTAAGTCTCGGCATCTTAATAACAGAATGCTTATTGATTTCACCTTCTTTGTTCAAAATATACATGTCATTATATGACGATATAGATTCGTTGTCAATCTGAATCTTGTAAACAAGATCATTATTTTCTGAATCTATACCTATATGTATCTCAAAATCTCTAGAGGAAAAACGATCAGTTAACTGTAAAGTGTAACAAATTCCTAATATTTTAAGGAACCTACAGTAAACGTTTTCTTCTATCAAAAGCCAAGGGTTTGGCCAAGTTGTTTCATTGTATGGATCTACAGCTAGATTTTCAGTTGGAATATTGTCAAAAAAATCAATTGCATCCTCAAGTGGTTGATCGCTATTTTCTAACTGTAGTCTTAAATTTTGCCAGATTTTTAGTCTTTGGTAATAATTTTTGTCAACCATTATCTATTTTGTGTTATCATGAATGTAAATCTATCTGAATTGACAACTGGATATAAGTTTCTAATTGTGACTGTAATATCGCTTGAACCTGGATTATCTGCATCGGTAAATCCTGCATCAAAAACAATAGCGTCACCTTCTAGTGGATCTTCTCCATTGATAATGTAATCATGATTAAATAAACATTGAGACTGGCCTACATTATAAATAATTTTCATTTCACCTGTACGGATAACATCGCCGCCGCCTGTTGAAGCTGAATACCAATAGTCAATTTTATAAACACCTTGCTGTCCATCTACAGGCAAAGATATAAATGCTTCTTCTTCTTGTTTTACTCCAATTGTTGTACTAATTGGATAAGCATATTCAAAGTTTCTATTTCCTTTTACAGTTGGAATATGATTTCCTGCTACAAAACTAGGATCAATAGTAAGTTGTTCTATTCTTTCAAAATAATCATTTCTACTAATGTTGGTTAAACTAACAAAATTACATATTGGATAGGCTGCCGATGCTGCATTACCTCCGTTATTACCCACACCAGTAAATCTATTTGCTTCGCTGAGGTTATAAACACCATTTTCGACATTGATGCCTTCATGCATTATATTATCAAAACGGCAATTCTTAATTGTGTTGTGTAACGGGCCTGTTGCTTGTCCTACACTACCAACTACACTGTTAACACCAAAAGCAAAGCCTCTGTGAGCGTTAACCACAGAACAATTATCAAACACATTGTATTTTATATCAAAATCACTATAAAATCCTGTTACAAAACCATTTATATCTATGTTTCTAAATTCGTTTCTATCACAGGTAACCAATGAACTTGCTGCTGTCATTTTAATTGCTGTTAGATCTGTAGATACATTAAATGATGATTCCCAATTACCTTCAAACGACAAGTTTTCAAAAACACTATCTCTAACACTTTGTAATAATAACGCTCCGCCATTTGTGTCTGTGTAAAGCGTCATTCCACTTATTAAAATGTTGCGTGGCTGATTTTCATTAGTAGATGTAGCATCACCTTGATAGGAACCAGGCTCGCTATCTTCATTTACTGTAGTAAAGATACCACTGTTAATACCAGTAATCTTAGTTTTTCCTTTGCCTGCACCTATAAGGGTGGCAAATGGCGGTATTTTTAAACTAGAGCTAACTAAATATTCGCCTGCGGGGAAATACAATGCTGTTCTAGCTTCAAAGTTTCCTTTGCGTGTATCTTTCAAATACAATTCATCTAATGCACGTTGAACTTCTTCAGTAACATCACTAGCCGATCCTGTGATATCAGGACGTTTAGAGTCCGGTAAAAATGAAAATATACTTACACGTTCGTTTAATCTATCTTCAATAGTACGTTCAATTGGAGCAGCTACGTTTGCACTAGTTTGTACTTCTTCTCTAAGATATGCATACTGAGCAGCAAGGAGAAGCAGGTCATCTTTTTCAGTAAGTATCTTGGTATTACCTACTGCTGGTGCACCTTCACTTACTGCGCCATTACCTATGTAAAGTTCCTGCGTATCAATTGCCCAACCAATTTCACCACTGGCTAATTGCGGTAAACCTGTACCTTCTAATTTACGACCTCTACGGTGTTGAATGCGTGATATCTGTACGACAGCCATTCTTTGCTCCTAGTGTTATTACTAGTATTTAGCCGAACTTTTCATAATACTGATACACACGTCTCCACCATTCTTGTTCCCACTCTGCAAATTCATCTGGCCATAAATCAAACTGTTGGTATTCGCCTGCACGACTGCACATAAAGATATGTCCTTCACGTATGTCTGTGCCATGAACTTCATTGTGCGCAATTGCGTATGCTGTAAGTTGTAAGAAATAATCTTCTACCCATTCAAGTTTCTTGGGCTTGTTGGTTTGTTTAAAATCCATTATGCAAGGATTACCTTTGTACACACCAACCAAGTCGGTTGTGCCAGCATATAGTTGAGGAACAAACAAAGGAACTTCACTGCCCCATATTTCATCGACATCATCCATAGCATGTACTTTTATAGTAGTTGCCATCATGTGTGCTTGTTGAGCATAAGGATTACTGCCAGCACTTGGCCACTCACCAAACTCAATATAATCTTCTAAATATTTGTGCATACGAGTACCAACACCACTAGCTTCTGTTACAATTTCTTGTGCTTTTTTTTCACCGACACGTTTCTTCCATGCAATAAGATGACTTTTATCTTTTGTTTCGCCTAGTATAGTTGTAACGCTTGCAACTGGTGGACCTCCAGGTGTTTCATAACGGCGCTTGCCATTTACTTCTACACGTTTCAATTTTTCATAAGTGTATTTAGATTTAATCAGGCTCATCTACTATCTCGTCAAAATCAATGGTCTGCCAGGGTTGCATCATATGAGGGCTGTAAAAAGGATCAACTGTACTGAAACCATGTTCAGCTTCTACACTTTGGACTTCAGGTACAAAATGTTTTATCATATTTTCTACACCCATTTTAAGGGTCATTGTACTACCTGCACATCCACTACATGCACCTTGCAGTTCTAATAATAAATGTCCATCATTATAACTTACAAATTCTATATTACCTCCATGTCCTGCCACAGCAGGTTTTACATTAGTTTCAATCAGTTCTTTAATTTCGCTGATAATGTCTTCATTGGTTCTAGCCATAATTTCTCCTATGATCTAAGTATATACTGTAAGTTATTGATTGTCAATAAGATTAAATAAACTTGGAAAAGTTTGTTTTTTATCATCTAATTCTATTACAGTTTTTTTGTTTGTATCAAAGTCTGTTTTATATTTGAAACCGCATTTGCTTTTTAAAATTATATTTCCATATGTATTAATAACAGTCTTTTTAAAATACCATTGTGCATTTTTATTATAACGGTTTTCATTATCATCGCCGGCGTAATTTTTTTGCCCTTCAACATTTATAGTCCAAATATTGCTTCCATATAAATTTGTTAAAACAGGTTTATCAAAAGGCTCTGCATTTTTGATAAAAGGAATTTGTTTTAGATATGCATTATCCGATGCAATAATGAATATACTAGAAATATGTCTTTCACCTGTTAAAAATTTAATTAATGCCCTTTTCCTTCCTGGATGTATTGAAAGATGTTTTCCTATCAAGGCAGTAGTTATTGGATTATCAAAGTTGTTACGTAAACTGTATAGATAACACATTTTAGATACACTAACTATATTGATGTGTGTTAAAATAGAATTATGTATTCTATCTAATTCTTGTCTCATATAATGATTGTGTAAGTCTGCTTTACCTTGCGATAATTTGAACATTATAAATCGGATAAATCAACTGCGTTCTTTGCCATTTTTCCTACCGCATCACCACCAGGTTCTGGAGCATTTAAATCGTCAACTTCACTAGACTTCATATCGATCTTGTTTTTATCAAAATTAGTTACAAGACCTTTTATGCGTGTATCTTGATCATAAGCAGCTTTAAAAGTATCAAAGGTAAATTGATTAGCTTCTGCATTTGCCATTAACTTGTCTAACTTACCAAAAGAAATACTACCTACTTCTTTGCTTTTCAAAAGACGTAGCACCTGATACAATTTATCTGTGTCTATATTTTCAGTGACTTTTTTTTTGAAAGTGCTTTGGCTAAACGGCGTGGATCAACACTCTCACGTGTTTCTCTACCTAATGGTTCTTCGCCGCCTGCTGCTGGCGCCATAGCATCCATATCATCCATGGCTGGATCCATTTCCATATCAACTGTAGGTTCCATTTCACCGCCTAATTCGTCTTCTGCACCCATCGGTGCTGGCATTTCGCCTTCACCTGTTAATAATCCAACACCGCCACTCAACGCTCCGCGAGTTGTTTCCATTGCTTTATACATAGCTTCTAAACTAGGCTTTACACTTTGAACAAATGCTTCTGACTTTTCTGAACCCATTTCATCACGTATAGCATCTGCAAGTTCTAACATGCTTTCTGTTTGCATTTCTGCTGTGTCTTCCATCCAGTTAGTAACACGATCGACCATGTCTTTAGCTGCCATAACAATTTCAGCTTGGTCTTCTGCACCTTCACGTACAATGGATTCGTTGTTAAATTGGGCTTGACTCATTCCTTTTGGAGCCTTTGGCATACACATTCCGGTTTTGCTATTTAATACGAACCCTGGCTTACAACCTTTATCGGCACCTAACTTGTATGGTTTTGGTGCAGGTGCGCCAGCTTTCTTCGCTTCGTCAGTTTGCTCTTTATCTTTAAGAGCTTTCTTCATTGG